ATGAAGTGGGGGCAGCATCTTTTCGGAAAAGTGCGGTCGTCTGGATCTAGACGTTCAGCCCCACTATCAAAGGAAGAACGCGCAGAAGCAAGACGGAAAAGTCGTGCGGAACGTGCGGCTGCTAGGGCAGAACGTAGGGCTCAGAAGAAGCAGGATAACAAAGATCTTCGTGTTCGTAGACATACGGGTCGCATAGCCAAAAAAGACATTACTAAATTATCTGATGAGGAACTTAAGCGGCAAACTGAGCGACTTAAACTTGAAAAAGAGTTTAAAGATGCATATGATGCGGCACATCCTAAGCGACAGTATGTGGTTGATACATTGAAAACTTTTGGCACACAGTTGGCAAAAGATCCAAATACGTACGTCAATGCGCTAAAAGGTTTAGATTATTTAATAACAAAAACTACTCCTGAGATTCTTCTTGAAAAAGAAAAGCGTAGTGGACAAGACGCCCAGCGGAAGCATCAGATGGCTATTAAAGACCGCGAAGAAACTTCGGAAATTCGTAAGCGAGCATGGGAAGTTGATGACCGTACGCATAAGGAGCGTACTGATCGTATGAGTAAAACATACGATTACATTAAAGATACTAGAACACAGAGAAATAATGAAGCCGATCGTAGGGACAATGCTGCTAAGAGGGAACACGAACTTACAGTGAAGGCTTTAGAGAGTATTACTCCAGAAGAGGCCGAGGAGTGGGCTCGTCGCCATCTTCAGCTATAATGTGGAGATTCAAAATGGCAATGTCCAATACAGCGACGCCTATCTATTATGGGCGTTTTAAAAATGCGGTGTTGCGTGGGGAAATTCCTGTTTGCCGTGAGATCTCAATGGAAATGAATCGCATAGATGCACTAATAGCTAATCCTGGAATTTATTATGACCCTGCACCGGTTGAAGGATTCATAGCTTATTGCGAAGCTGAGCTCACATTAACTGATGGCGGCGATTTAGTGCTCCTTGACACGTTTAAATTATGGGCCGAACAGATTTTTGGTTGGTACTATTATGTTGAACGTAGTGTTTATGTTCCTGATGATGATTATCATGGTGGGCATTATGAACGTAGGCAGATAAAGAAACGACTAATTAATAAGCAGTATCTTATTGTTAGTCGTGGTGCCGCAAAATCTATGTACGCTGCATGCATTCATGCGTATTTTCTTAATGTAGATACGTCTACTACTACTCAGATAGCAACCGCGCCTACGATGAAACAGGCTGATGAGGTAATGTCACCTATTCGTACGGCTATCGCTAGAGCTAGAGGACCGTGGTTTAAGTTCCTTACGGAAGGATCTATTCAAAATACCACTGGGTCTAAGGCCAATCGCGTTAAACTTGCATCTACTAAGAAAGGCATCGAAAACTTTTTAACGAATTCGATTGTTGAAATTCGACCGATGTCAATCGATAAACTGCAAGGAGCAAGGCCTCGTATATCGACGGTTGACGAATGGCTTTCGGGAGATGTTAGAGAAGATGTTATCGGTGCAATCGAGCAGGGTGCGTCAAAGCTCGATGATTATTTAATTATTGCGACATCTTCTGAGGGAACGGTTCGAAATGGCAGTGGCGACACCATTAAGATGGAATTAATGGACATACTTAAGGGTGAATACATTAACCCTCACGTATCCATTTGGTATTATAAACTTGATGATATTTCAGAAGTTGATCATCCAGAGCTTTGGGTGAAAGCGCAACCTAATATAGGTAAAACAGTTAGCTATGAAACATATCAGTTAGATGTGGAACGTGCTGAAAAAGCGCCAGCAACTCGAAACGATATTTTAGCTAAACGCTTTGGCATTCCTATGGAAGGATACACGTATTTCTTCACTTATGAGGAAACGCTTCCGCATCGTCGGCAAGATTTTTGGTCTATGCCATGTTCTCTTGGGGCAGACCTTTCACAAGGCGATGACTTTTGTGCATTTACGTTTTTGTTTCCTTTACGGGGAGGGGCATTTGGGGTTAAAACTAGATGCTATATTACTTCTCGCACGCTTATGAAGCTGCCGAGCGCTATGCGGATCAAGTACGATCAATTTTTAGCCGAAGGGTCACTTCAAGTATTGGAGGGAACGGTTCTTGATATGATGGAGGTCTATGATGATCTTGATAAGTTTATCATGGACTCCGACTATGATGTTAGATGTATCGGATACGACCCGTATAATGCTAAAGAATTCATTAATCGATGGGTTACCGAAAACAGTGCATATGGCGTTGAAAAAGTAATACAAGGCGCAAAGACAGAGTCGGTTCCTCTTGGAGAACTTAAGATGCTATCCGAGGACCGAGCGCTGATATTTGATCAAGAGCTTATGATGTTTGCTATGGGCAATTGTATCACGCTTGAAGATACTAATGGTAATCGTAAGCTTATGAAAAAGAGGTATGAGCAAAAGATAGATGCTGTCGCGGCTATGATGGACGCATATGTAGCATTTAAAATAAACCGAGAGGAATTTTAATGGCTGTAACATATTTATGCCATCATGGCGTAAAAGGGCAAAAATGGGGAGTTAGACGATACCAAAATCCAGATGGAACATTGACGGACGAGGGTCGTAGGCAGTATGGATATGGCCGCGCAAGGGACCAGTTTATACGACCCAACACACGAAAGCGCATCGCCGGCGGCGCAAAGTTAGGCGCTAAAGTAGGTGCTATTCGTGGCGGGATAATTGGTGGAATGGGCGCAAGCATTGCGATGTCTATGCTAATGCCATATTACGGTATACCAACGGCCGCTGTTAGCGCTGGTGTAGCCTTTGTCACTAATGTGGCGGCTAGCACTTTAAACGGCACTCTTTTAGGTACTGGTATTGGCGCGATTGCCGGTGCAGTAGAAACGCATAATGGTCGACAATATGTCGAACGTTATGATACCGGACTCGAAGATTTCGAACGGCGTGATAGAAATGGATAATGTATATTTATGCCATCATGGCGTAAAAGGGCAAAAATGGGGAGTTAGAAAAACTCCAGAGCAAAAACGGGCAGATTTGCAGAGTAAGGTTCTAAAAAAGTATAGTCGTTATATACGTGGCGTGAATGAGCATAATGCTAAATCATTTAAGTATTTAGAAAAAGCCGGTAAACAAACAAGGTTTACAAAAATTGGCGTTGCTAAAAGCGATAAATATGTTAGAGAACATACTCGCGAAAAAGGAAGAGCTATACGTGTTGGGTTAAAAGGTAGTAGGTACATATCTCGTATGAAGAAACGGCATCCGGAGATTTTTGACGAAAAAATGCAAAAATTAATACGGTCTACTGAAAATGATATTCAGCCAAGTTGGCGTGATATGCTTGATACACATAGATCCTACACCGATGAACTAGATAAACGGATAGCAGAGGGCCGTTAGACTAACAGTATAATGTTTGTAAAAAGGAGGTGACTATGGCAAATAATTTCTTAGACAGATTATCGCATGCGTGGAATGTGTTTAGATCTAAAGACGATCGAAATTATGCAACACGAACGGTTACTAATGAGTTTTACGATTATGTCACCTCTTATCGTAATGATCGTGTTCGGTTGAAAAGTGGCAACGAGAGAACTATAATTGCGTCTATTTACAACCAGATCGCAAACGATGTTGCTTCGGTAACATTTGAGCACGTGCGTATGGATGAGAATGGGCGTTTTGTATCAGTTGTTCAATCGCATTTGAATGAATGTCTTACACTATCGTCAAACATTGATCAGACGTCTAGAGAGTTTATTATGGACGTTGTGCTGTCTATGTTCGATGAAGGTCATGCTGTTATAGTTCCTGTTGATGTGGACATCGCCAACATCAATGATTCTGCTACTCTGGACATCTTGTCTATGCGTGTCGGCAAAGTTACGCAGTGGATGCCTCGAGCTGTTAGAATTGAGTTGTACAACGATCAAAATGGAAAACGAGAAGAAGTCACGATGCCTAAAGACAAAGTGGCTATTATCGAAAATCCATTTTATTCGGTCATGAATGAGCCAAATTCTACGGCCAAAAGATTAATGCATAAGCTCGCGCTGTTGGATGTGATGGACGAGAAG